TGCCTTAGATGTAGCACCCCATGCTTGCAGAGAAAGTAGCAACCTTGTTGGTTTGCCATCCTTGTACTCTGCGCCTTCCATGTTGCCCATTCTGGCGAGAAAAGAAGCTCGTCTTGGATTGTCACCCGACTTTACGGGTGGCTTGAGGTTTCCCCCTGTTTCTGCATTATAAGATGCTCTACCCTTGGCATTCAAGCCGCCTTTTGGATTTTGACCAGCTTTTGTTTGCCAAGTGGGAGATTTCATCTACTTCACCTTTTTAGGTTTCTTTGCTGTCTTTGCCGCTTGTTTGAAATCAGCGGCAGTAGGTGCGGCTTTAGACCCCACCTTGTTCATCTTTTCACCAGAACCAGCCTTAATCCTTGCCTGTTTAGCATGGATATTGGCATACAAACCTTGCTTAGTAGCCACTTTTCATCTTCTTCTTAGGCTTGCTCATGCCAGCTTCAGACATAGCAATAGCTACTGCTTGCTTTTGAGACTTGACAACCTTACCAGTCTTAGAACCAGTGTGCAGAGTTCCCTCTTTCCACTCTTTCATTACCTTACCAACTTTTGCCATTTTCTTTGTAGCCATCATTTACCCCTTGAAGATTTTTTCATCATGTTAGTTGCTGTACGCTGACCCCGCATAGGCATAGCTTTTGGCTTGCCAACTGCCACCATGATTGCAATGGGAATGCCCTTTTTAGGGGTTTGAGGCGTGACTTTTTGCTGTTTAGTTGCCATTACGACTCCTTAGTAAAGAATCTTTGCAGTGATAGTGCCAGACACATAAACTGTGCAGTTTGCTCTCAAATACTTGGGAGCATTAGCTACAGTTACCAAACCATCAGCAGTTAAAGAACTGCCAAGAGTAGACCAGTTTGTGCCATCTAAACTACCTTGAAAAACCACAGTAGCTGATGTAATGCCATTAACTTGCAAAAATGCTGGACTACCAGCATCACATTGAACCGCCTTAGATGCGCCTGTTGCAGTAACAGCACTCAAAAGGGTGACTGCATTTGAATTAGAACTCATGGTTTACCCTTACTTTAAGGTTAATTGATACAAAGTGTCTTGGTACAGACCAACAATTTCGTCAATGACGTTATGCAGGGCTGTTTCAGTACGGGGAACGATTTGCTGGCGATTGGCTTCAATCCAGTCCATTTGCTGACGCAAAACCTGTGAAATCGTGCCTTTGTACTTGTTATTCACATAAGGAACGTCTAAACGAGTATCAAACTTGCCTTGATATTGTTGGGCAAAGTTATCAGCCAAAGGGATTATGCCCTCATAAAACTCATTAAGAGTCTTGTGTTCAGCAAAAGAAGTGGTTTTTAGATGAATCCTGTGGGCAATTTCTCTTGCCAAAAACAGTAATCCAACGAGTTCAGCGGCGGTATTTCCCATGATTAGTCTTTCTTTATAGAGCCACCAGATTTCCAAGCATCACAAGTACGCAAAGCCGCACAAGTAAAGTGGAAAAGTTCACAAAATCCTAGATCAGCGGCATCAATAAACTGCTGGTCATAGTCCAATTCGTTTGAGGAAGATTTACCCTTTTCCAACCCGCTTTTAATGCACTCCATCATCTTAGGAGTCTGAATAAAAGCCGCACAATTACCGCAACGCATGGTTTTCACCACATCGGTAGGTGCGTTATACATCTTGGCTTTTTTCAGCCAAAACGCTTCATTGGGTTCTAAAGGATTGGGTGCGCCATACCCAAAGTTCTTGAAAGCATTATTGCGGTTCTTGAGGTTTAACACTACATCCTGAGTGGGAAGTGGGCAAACCTGACCTGACAACAGTCCTTCTTTCATTTGAACATCCGATCAATGAAAAAAGTAACTACTCCGCCACCAAAGGATGCCAAAGACATTCCTACCCAAAGACCGCCTTTAGACTTGTTTGCCAACTCTAAAAGGGCTTTTACATCGGTACTTAGTGTGTGGACTTCTTTTTGTAGAGCCTCTACTTGAGCCTCTAACTTGCCAAAATCCCTAGCGTCTACTTCAGACATTTGCTACCTTTCTTGGTCTACCCATACGCTTAACAGAGGGTATGACAGGCGCAAATGCGGTATCTGTCCGTACTTTATTTAAATCATACTTGGATTCTACAACTTCTTCAACATCTACTCGTTCATAAGCAGAATGACCTTTCATGGAGTCTATGTCGACTTGAGCCGTAAAAGTCACTAAATTTCCACTTGCTAAACACTTAAATGTCGCCATAAAACCCTCAAAAGTTAAAAGGGAGAGGTTTTACCCCCTCCCCCAGACTGTTTAAACAGGTCGTGCAATTACCAATTTGATGGTTGTAGATGCCAGATCGACAGAACTACCAGTCAAGTTGTCAGTTGCCACAGTTACAGTATTTGCGGCTGAAACATAAGCACGACGAACTACGCCAGCTTCTGAAACACCCACAGACATACCAATAACCATGTCACCCAATGCCACTCCTGCGACAGTAATTGTGTCGGTTGCCGCACCTGATGCACCTGAAGCTACAGATGCTGAGTCAAGAGTTGCGGAAACAGACCAAGTGTCGTTAAACAAGCCACGGAACGAGGCATTGTCTCGTTTTGATACTACAGCGGTTGCTGATGCCATTTTTGTTTCTCCTAATTAAGTTAAAAAAGTCCCCCTACCCCTATTGCTAGAAGTAGGAGGGACAACTGCAATTAGGCTGGCACAACCAAAGCAAAAGCGGCATAGTCACGCAGTTCACCAACACCATAAAGGGTGTCAGCGGTGAACAATGTGCCAAGATACTCTTGTTTGTATTGTGTCTGTGAACGAATTGCCATTTGTTCAACCAGAACCATCGCATCACGATGACCCATCAAACAGACACGAGCGATAGCAGTACCAGAAGTGGGATATGCGGCTGTGGCAGATGCTGAGTCAGCATTGCTAGACACAAACACAGGCATACCATACAGGTTACCGATTTCACCATTGCGGATAGTGTTGCCATTACCAGCATCACCCACAAAAGCCTGTTCAGTGTAACGGGCAAGACCCATTAAAGTGTTACGGCTTGATGGGGGGATGATGAAGAAGCGACCATCCATAGGCACATCGCTGTCATCCAAACGCTGAATAGTGCGGCGAATAGCGGCATCAGTCAGAGCAGAAGCGTTACCAGTGTTGGTGTTTGCAGTGTAGTCAAAGGTAGTTGTACCATCGCCACCTACATAACCAGTGTCGTAACGAGCGCCAGCCGCACCACCATTGGCAGTACGACCCAACTGAATCAAGTCAGTATCGACTTGTTTAGCCAAAGCGTAACCAGCGTCTTCTGTGTAGAAACTACGCAAAGAAGACAGGGCTTGTGCTTCAACGATATCTTCAATCAAACGGCTATATTCATAGTGTTTGTTGATAGAGATTTGAACTTCACCTTCGTTGTTGACGATCAGGGTAACGGCGTTTGTTGCGCCTTTAGCTGATGCAGAACCACGGGTTGGGCTAGGAATGTGAACTGTGTCACCTTTCTTGCCTTTAAAGTTCATCTTTTTAACGACATTGGCGGCTACAAGATTACGCTTGTAAGCCGCAACTATCTCGTCTGACCAAATTTCAGGGATGAAATTAGCGGCTGACGTAACAGTTACGTTATTTGCTGGTGAAAATGCTGTTGCCATGTTAATACTCCAAAAGTTAAGTGTTATTTCACTCGACCATCAGCATATGCCGCCATGATTTCATCAGATAGCGACTCATACCTCTGAGGGTCAGTCATTTTTAGCCGAATAAGGTCAGCTCGTCTGTAAACTCTCTTTCCTGATTCACCAGTTCCACCCGAATCAACTGAAGCGGCTCTAAGATTTTGCTTACGGGATACTTCTCCAGCATCTGACGTTTGCTTAGTCTTAACACCCTTCAACTGCTTATAAGTAGACAACAATTCATTGGCACTATCATAGTCAAACTCACCATCTGCCTTAGCATACAAACCTATACGAATAGGTGAAGATTTCACCCAATTTGCAAAGTCTGGGTCTTGAACAATCTGAGTGAAATCAGGGTGTTCTGCCGTTAACTTCTGCTGAATCTGCATCTTTTTGAACTCTTGTCCCGCTTGGCGAGCCGCAAGTACATCTGGATGGTTATTAATAGTGTTCTGAACTGCCTTTTTAGGGTCTTCAAAAAAGTCAATTTCAGGCTCTACCTCTGCATTCTGACGACTTCCAGAGAGATTTTGCTTGATAAGTTCATCAGCTAGTTTCCGAACTTCGCCTACCTCTTGAGCCTGCTTACCAATCAACTTCTCAGCCTCTTGGTGCATCTTAATAATGTCGCCTAAATCTTTGCCCCGATATTTATCAGGTAGATCGCTGGTAACTTGCTCAATAGTATTGGCTAACTTCTTTTCTTCTACCTGAAGTTCACCTTGCATCTCATCATCATTGTCAATCAACATACAGTTTCCTTTTCCTGCCCACTAGGGTTTTAGGATTTAACATGAACTCGACATTCGTTTATGAGTTCTCTTTTAACTCTGCCGCCAATTTTTGCCGATGTTTTCGGTCAAATTGATGGGCTGATGTAGGGAAATGCCCAGACCAACCCTCCAATTTGATGTTTGGAGCAGAGATTTTACGATGTGAAATCACACCGCACTCACATTGGACATTGACCGCCTCATAATCAATCAGTTTTTCAATGTGATGCCCATTTTCACAGACAAATTCATACATTCTTTTCATTCAATTCCTCGTAGGCTCGTTCACTGACCTCTTTCAAGGTTTTCAGCCAAGTCAAGATGGAAAGTTCACCTTTTTTGAACATCAAGGTCTTTTCATCAGGAATAACGCTTAGATTATTGAGTGACTCTATCATATTGTCAATATCTATGCACAAATCCCTCCAGCCTTCCATCCCCATCATTTCAAAGCGGGATTCGTAATACTTTTGTAGTTCTGGAGTCATGGCATTGCCGCCTTTATTTCATCAATGGTAGAAGCCGCATCAATGGCGGTTTGCATTGTTGCGTACTTCGCTCTAATTACAGCCCTAGCCGCTTCTGCACCATCAGTTTCATTAGGAATTTGTTTGGATATTGCATTGTCATAAGGCTCAAATTCTTTTGCTCTTGCTTCCCTACGCTTGTCATGGGCAATGTTCTTTGCTTTGGTTACGTTGATGGTAATCATGCTTTTCCTTGTTCTGCAAACCATGCGTCTGCACCAATACCATGACCATCTGGGTTGCTAAAGTCTGCTTCCCATGCCGCCCAAAATTCATATGATTGAGGCATATCAGATGTGTTAAGAATTAAATATGGTTTTCCTGCTGGAACATCTTTTCTAGCAATTTCTAAAATAGTTAACCCACATTCAAGCGCAGGATAAACAATTGCAATTGTTCCATCATCATTTGGGAAAATAATTTGTTGAGTCATATTTTTACCTAAAAACAGCAACGCCGTTATCAGTTGAATCAGTTGATGAACCAGCTACGTTTGTGGTTAAAAATGTAAATGATGATGTTGCTAATGTTCCTTGACTTAATCCCGCAATTGAGCCATTTCTAGTTGTACAAACGGCTGAATAATTTGCATCAACCAATGCAGAAGCAAAATTAACTGTGTAGTTTCCTGTGCTATTTCTTGTGACACTTGAAACATTCCCAGAGCCTGCTCTTGTGCCTGTTGCACCAGCAAAACTTACCCAAGCACGACATCCATAAGCAGTAGCAACAGAGCCGTAGCCTGAGTTAAAGCCAAATGTGCTACCTGTTGCATTACCTGTAACAGTAGCGGATGAACCAGTTGTGTTTTGATTTAATGTAGGTATATCTGCCGCAACAATAGCCCTAAATGTAGGCACTCCAGAAGAACCATTAGGTGCTGAAAGAAAATAGTTAGCTGTTTTGCTTGCATAAGGATTTTGAGTATCACCATATCCAGATGCCAAACTAATAGCAGGGGTTGTTCCACCACTTGAGACAACTGGTGAAGTTCCAGTTACCGATGTAACATTACTACCACCAGATGCGGCAATAGAAATTGACCCGCTTCCATTTGTAATAGTAATTCCAGAGCCAGCAGTTAATGTTGCTTTTGTAAGTGTGTTACCAGTTGTATTGCCAATAAGCAACTGACCATCTGTATAAGTTGTTTGACCAGTACCACCATTAGCAATAGCCACAGTACCTGTAACATTGCTTGCAGTGCCTGTAGTATTTTGATTAAGCGTAGGAATGTCATCGGCAACAATCGCCCTGAATGTAGGTGTGCCAGCAGACCCATTAGGTGCGGCTAAGACGTAGTTTGCAGTCTTAGAAGCATAAGGATTTTGAGTGTCCCCATAACTTGTCGCCAAAGATATGGCAGGAGTATTTCCACCACTAGAAGAAACTGGTGAAGTTCCTGTTACAGATGTAACAGTTCCAGTAGTTGGAGTTGTCCATGTGGGAGTTCCTGAACCAGCAGAAGTTAAGACTTGTCCAGTTGTTCCTATAGGTGTAACAGCCAATGCACTTGTTGAAGAACCATAAACAATACCACCAGCTACAAAAGCAGATGATTGACCTGTACCACCTCGATTGTAGGCAACAGCATTCCCATTCCAAGTGGCAGAAGTAATTGAACCAGCATAATCTAATGTATTGGTAGACCAAGAAACATTAGATGGTGCATAGTTATGTACATCCCATGAACCAGCCGCAATAGAGTTTGACAATAAAACTAAACTTACATATCCACCAGATTGGATTGTTGATACAGTTGTACTTGAATTGTTCTTAACAACTATAGTGCCACTACTTTGATTATTGTTAAAAGAGAATATTGCTCCATTAGGCAAAGTTGTAGCATCAGGCAGTTGAATTGTTTGACCGCCTGAACCAGTAACAACATAATTTGGAGCAGAATTTACAGTTAAAACTGTTGTGCCACCAGCCGCCGCAATACTTGCAAAACCACTAACATCAGTATTGTTTAAAACTACTGCACCTGTTTTACCAGCAACGCTAGTTACCAAGTTACTTTGGTCAATTTTCTGCCAAACAGAACCATTGAACATTAACCAATCACCAATTTGCCAATCGGTAATACCATTTAGGTTAGTAGAGCCAGCAGTAGCAACGATGTAATAGTAGCCGTTTGTGCCTGTGCTACTTGCAAGTGTGGGAGTATTTGTAGAAGCGTTCCATGTACCTTGATAACTTAGTCCACCAGCAACAGAACTCCAAGAAAGAGCAGTACCATTGGTAGTTAAGAACTTTCCTGAATTCCCAGTCTGGCTAGGAATCAGATTGGTAATCTGAGTTTGTAGAGAAGTTAGAGTATCAAGTACAGACTGAGAAGTGCCGCCACCATTAGTAATGACTTTGATGGATTCAGCAAGATCAGGAGCAACAACTTCACCAACATTAAGCTCAACCCCTGTAGACAGAGTAATGATAAGTGAACCATCAAAATCAATACGAGCATTGGTGACAGACACACCATCAACACCATTAATTCCGTCGCGCCCATCTTGACCACGTTCACCTTTGTCACCTTTTGCGCCATCTCTGCCGTTTCTTCCATCTTTGCCATCCCGCCCATCCTTTCCATCAGCGCCATCTCGACCATCTTGAATAGATGCGACACGCTTTTCAATAGCATTGCCTACATCGTCATAGCGGGAACGAATGTCAGACTCAATCTTTTTGAGTGCTTGGACAACAAGATCAACATTCTCGCCAATCTTGCGTTTTTGAACTTCTCTGGCTTGGGAGACAGATACTTTAACAGAATCCAAAACAGCTTGTTGCTGTTCAGGAGTCATGTTCTTAAGAATTAGCTCTTTGGCTAGGCTTTCGACATCCATCATTCACCCTTTGGTTGGGTTGAGCCTAAAGATTTGGACAACTGGTCTAGGAAATCTTGTTCCATACCGCCAACTTTATTGTTTTTCTCTGCCATTTGCAACTCAACAATCTTAGACTTGTTCTTGATGTCCGCTTCTTTCAACATCAATTCAGCAATCTTAACTCGCTTATCGAACTCAGCAGAGGCTTGATCTGCTTGATTTGGCAAGTTATTTGTGGTCGCAGAGATGACTTTAGCCTGTACTTCTTGAGGAATGTATTGGGCTTCCACCATTTTCTTGGTTGCATCAGCACGATTTTGCTCTGCTTGAGTCGTAACCAAGGCAATATTGGCTTGAGCCGCTTGCATTTGCAACTGTTGTTGTGCTTGTTGCATCTGTTGGGCTTGTGGGTCAGGCTGAGACATCTTGTCCAGCGCATCCATCATCTCAAACCTATTGCTCAAACTTGAATTAGCCACGATTCCTTTGAGAATAATGGGTAAAACAGGGGTTTGAGGGCCGAGTGTCTGCAACAGACTAATAAACTGCTGTTGTTCATACTCTCTAGCAATAATTCCCAATGTAGCAGTGGGAATGAAGTTCATGTCAACAGATGGATAGCGGTTTGGGTCAAACTGCATATACCTAAATGCGGCTTTCTTGATGAAAGGCACAAGGAAGTCTTCTTGAAAGTTCACCAAGGTACGCTTGTACTTCTTGATGATAGAAGCAACAGCCATAGACATACCATTACCATCACGACTAGACTGAGATACCATGCCGTTAGAGTCCAACGTACCAGTTGCTTGAAGCAACATACGCTCAAACTCTTTGGAAGTTGCTAAGTTGTTACCATCAGTCTGTCCAAACTTAAATGGGTACAGAATTTCGCTAGGAGAACCATTGGTAAGGATGGCTTTTCCGGGCTTTACCTCAAATCTAGCACCTCTTGGCAACCTAGTTGCATCCATTGCAATCATGGGACTGGTTGTCAATGCTAAAGAGTCTAAATGGCTACGAATTTGAGCATCCATAGCCTTTTGCATATTGTAGGCTTTCTCAACTGTTCCTCTACCCAACAAACGATTAGGCACAGTGTCATCCTGATAGGAAATCACTGGTCGATCTTTCATCATGTAAGGATTTTCTTCAGCCTTTAACAGCAGATTATCATTAGCAATCACAACGATTGCTTCAATCATGTCTGAATAGTCTTCTGCCTGTGCATTCTCAGGGAACAATTCCACAATGTCTTTGTTTTCAGACAGGTTTTGCAGGTATTCCCGTGGGACAAGACCATAATAGGTCAGCAATTTGACCTTCTGATCTTGAAACATTGTGATTTCTTGGGTTGGCTCTAAGTCTTCATCAGATGCCATCGTGCCAATATCAACCTTGCGGTACATACCTTTTTCAATACCATCAACAATCTTGTGAATGGATATGAATTTCTCGATAGCCACACCCATACAGTCATCAATAGATGTGCCATTGGGGTCAAACAAGAAGTTCTTGGGGTTAACTGGCATGACTTTGACAGACATCCTGTCTCGTTCAATCACACCAATAGCCGCTTGACCTTGCTGATTCGGGATTGGTTGGGTAGCAGGGATATATTCTTTTTCACTGCGAACCACAATTTCGCCAATACCAGTGCCATAAATCTCAGCCATCAACTCAATTTGGTCAATCGCCTTGCGAATCTTGTCTTTCTTGAAGTCTTCCATCAACTGATTCTTGATTTGCTCGACATCAATAGAGTTGCCATTCACATCTTGAATGTTGTCTTCAATATCAAAGAAGTCACCTTGACCAAAAATAGCTTCCATGATCTCAGCATGGCGAGTCTCGACTGCTTGTTGAGTGGCAGGAGTAACAATACGGCTACGCTCTGAGTCACGAGTCTTGTCATCATCAGCCCATTGACCACGGAAGATACGTTCATATTCTTCCCAATCGCTTAGGAAGTTGGTATCACGATAATTGCGCCATCTGTCGCAGTGGTCAACAACAAAGGCAGTTAGTTCCTTGTCATTTTCAGTAGGTTCGTAAAATTCGTTTTGGTCTAACTTATCTGTTGCCATGTTATTACCTTATAGATGAACCGATTGTATTTCCAAATGGGTCGGTATTTAATTGATTTACAGGTATGTCGTAAGACTTCTCTGGAAAAATTGCTCGTCTTTCTTCTGGAGATAAAAGCCTACGAACTGCGGCGGCTCTAGCCTCCGCCTCTCCTTGCAAACGCCTATATTGTTCAAACGCACTAAGATTTGGCATATCTTTAAATAAAGTTTCTGTTCCTCCAGATTGCCAACCTTCTAAATTTTGAATTGCGTGTTGTAGTTCATGAACAGCAGTATCTAAAGCACCTTGTTCTGTTTTATTATTTATATCAACAGTACTTTTTCCGCCATAGGTTTTTGTATAAGTTCCACCACTAGCACTATTAGGAAACCACTCTGGAACTTTTGCTAATTTCATTCTAATAGATGTCAACAATTCAGGATATGCTTTATATAAATCTTCATTTCTATACATTCCACCAACTTGACCTTCTAATCCACTTATATAGTCATTTGCTTTAGATGGGGAAGATGCATCAAAATTTGCCCTAAATTCGGCTAATTTATCTGAAATTTCTTGTCTCCATTGACCATCAGGAGCTTTCCAATTTCCAGTTTTTTCCCAAATTTGTTCTGGTGTTAATCCTTGTTTTTCTAAAGTTTTTGCTATTTCATTAGAAGAGGAATTCCAAATTTTGGATTTTGCGCCAATAAACAGACCAGTTGGGTTATATGCTTGACCATATAAATTTGTTAGTTCTTGTCCTTGAGGACTTGTTAATCCAGATATTCCTTGTTGAGCAATTTGTGAGTGTAATTGATTAAGATATCTAGAACGATCATTGACATTGTTAACTACTTGCTCAGTTGATGCCATAGGATTGGAAACAATGTCTCCTAGAGTGCGTTTTAATGCATCTGCTCTAGAGTATATGTATGGAAGAACCCCACCTAACAATCCATCTGCCATTTATATCCCCGAAATAATATCTAGAGGCTCCCACTCATCTTCTTGGTCATCTTGGAAGTATGAGGTAACAGCCAGTTGGTCAATGTACGACAGGGCATCGGGTAAGTCATCGTGAACACCATTGGCAGGGAACATCAAGAGTTGATCTTTGAATTCATCCCAGTCTTCCTCAGAGTTCAGCACAATACGCCCATGCTCAAATCGCCCTTGGAGACTCCAGATAATTCTGTCAGCCTTTTTCCTGTTGCCATGCGTCAAGTCAATTATATGGGAATATACATTATTTTTCCTCATTAAGTCACTCAAATACGGCAAAACGGCATTTTTTAATGCACCTCGCTCAATTCCAACAGCCAAAGGGCGGTAATCCCGCATCTTCATCAGTATCTTGGCGGCAGTCTCTCGAATGTCCCAACGCCCAAAAGCAATCTCTTTGACAAACCACTTGCCATCCTCAGTAACCTTGACCACAGCAATAGCAGTCTGGTCTAGCCTTTTCTTTGAGTTAGCCGCTTGTTTGGCAACTTCTTCAAATCCAGCCAAGTCAACAGCTACATAGTACGAGCCATACTCAGGTTCTTCCCCATACTTAATCCACTCTTCTTTGAATACATCACTTCCAGCATTGTCGAAAGATGCCATATACTCTTGCTTGAAAGCGAAGCTGGAAAGGGATTTCTTTGCGCTCTCGATTTCACTAGGGTCGATCAAAGGGTTGTCTTTGGTGGTGAAATGCCAACTTTTCCAGTCTGTATCTTCTTCTGACTGTCCAAGTTTAAAGATGTCGTAGAAGAAATTGCGACCTTTTGGAGTGCCGATAAACATAGCTCTGCCCTTTTTGTCTGACAGAGAAGCACGAATAACCTGTTCCCAAGCCTCGGGTTTGATGTCTGCAACCTCGTCAAGCACAGCATAGGTGAGCGACACTCCCCGCAAAGTATCTGGTCTATCAGCACCTCGGACATAAATCTTTGCTCCGTTTATCAAAGTGATGTCCATATTATTGATGTGGCTGGCTGAGATTACCTCTCTACCCAACTCCATCAATACATCCCAAATAATCTGCCTTGCCTGACCATTGGTAGGTGCAACATAAAGCACAGCAGAGCCAGCAGTACATTGCAGTCCTTCAATCAACAGGGTAATGGCTGA